CATTGAAAACTACACAATGGAGAGTCTTAACAGTACAAGAAAACAATGACACTACTTTTAATGTCACAGCCTTGTTACATGATGAGAATAAATATACAGAGGTTGAAAACGGAGAAGTTTTACCCGCAAGATCAATCTCAACATTAACAGAGATAAAAGAACCACCTACAACTATGACTTTTCAAGAAAGACTTGTGGCTGTTAATAATAAAGCGGTAAGTAAAATTGTAGTTTCTTGGCAGCCTGTAGCAGGTGCAACAAGTTATCAATTACAATACCGCAGAAATAATGATAATTTTACTAATATACCAGTCACTTCTAATGATTATGTGATTGAAAATGGTGATGTAGGAACTTATGATTTTAGAATATTCTCAATTAATGCTTTAGGCCAGCCCTCTGTTGTACCTCTCGAAGATCAATTTATTGCCGTTGGTAAAACTGATGATCCAGATGATGTACAAGGCTTGACCTTAGAACCCATTGATGGCAAACAAGTCAGGCTCAAATGGAATAAAAGCACCGATATTGATGTAATTCATGGAGGGTTTGTTCATATAAGACATAGCACTGCGACATCAGGAGCAGATTTTGGATCATCACAAGACTTAATCCAAGCAATTTCTGGAAACTCGACAGAGGCAATAGTTCCCGCTTTAGTTGGATCTTACGTTCTTAAATACACTGATGATGGTGGCCGTTTTTCACAAAATGATGCGACAGTTTCGGTTTCAATGCCAAGTCAACTGACACAATTAACTGTCAAACAACAGCGAGAAAACCCTAGTTTTTCTGGTACAAAAAGCAATACAACTGTTTCAAGTAGCAAATTAAAATTAGACACTCTTTCAGCAACATCTACAGGAACTTATATATTTGCTGATATTTTAGATTTAGGTGCTACTTTTTCTCTAAATTTAACAAAGGTCATTACAAGTCTTGGAGTTAATGTTTCTGATTTATTAGATAGTAGAACTGGAAACGTAGATGACTATAACTCTTGGGATGGTGATGTTGTTAACAATACAAATGTCAAACTAGAGGTCGCAACATCTACGTCAGGGACAAGTGATTCTGACTTTAGTGCTTTTCAAGACTTTTCTCAAGCAAGTTTTTTAGGCAGATATTTTAAATTTAAAGCAACTCTTACAAGTACGAACATTGCACAAAATTTAGATGTTTCGGTGCTTGGATTTGATGCCTTTTTGGAATTAAGAACTGAAACTTCCGCAGTTAATTTAGCAGCAAGTAATGGAGTTATTGCATCTGGGACATCAAGTTCTGGAAAGAGTATAAGCTTTGTTAATAACTTTTTTACAGGAACTTCAGCACTAGGAGGCGGGACAAGTGCTTATCTACCATCAATTCAAGTTGTACCAACTAACTTAGGAACTAACGAAACATACACAATAAGCTCAATCAGTGGATCTGGTTTCAATGTGAAATTTACCAATTCATCTGGTAACGTAATAGATAGAAACTTTACTTTTACCGCTACTGGTTTCGGTAAATCTAATTAAATGGCACAAGACACCGATTTTCAAATCCCAAATGGAACTGGTCAAGCTGTAAGACTTGACATTCAAACAGCAATTTTAGCTTTAGCTTCTACAAATAGTGGGTCACAATCAAATTTGGGAACTACACATCCATGTCAAATGTTTGCAGACACAGATAATGGCCTTTTAAAAATAAGAGACACAGGAGGTAACTCTGCTGCCGCATCAGCAACATTTCATACAATAGGCTCATTAAATACCGCTAACCTTGGACTATTACCCGCAAGTGGTGGATCTATGACTGGTGTTTTAACATTAGTTGCTGGTTCAAACTCTGCTCCTTCAGTAAATTTTGGTGATAGTACAACTGGATTTTTTAAAGAATCTAGTAA